TAAACCAACCAGCGAAGAATTAAAGCAGTTTATGATTAAATTTAAAATGCGGTCAGCATGGTATGTAAAGCGTTATATCTACAATCCATGCGCCGGATGTTTCGGAGCTGCCAATAACGATTGTCAGCACTGCAGATTTGGAGGTGGTCAGAATGAATAAAAGCGGATGTAAAGATCCGGTAGCAGAAACCGCTGTACATAACGAGACTGAAAGAGAACGCTTGAGAAGAAAATACAAAATCCATGAAGGCGATGTAATAAGAATGCGTCTCCCTACCCAAGATGAAGAACGGAAAGGATCTGTATACAAAATAGTCCCTGTCCGAATCAAAGAGATCCATACGCATCTGGTTACGGTGATTCTTCCGTCTGGTCTGTTAGAAAGTTTTACCTGGTGGCAATTTAGACAGCAAAGAAGGTGATATAAATGGCAAAAAATAAAAGGCTTCGAGACATGACATGGGAAGACTATAAAATAACAAAAAATAGATATAAAGAATTAAAAGCCTTTTGTATGCAATACGATGAAAAGAAAAGCAAAATTAAATACGGCATTTCTGCTATGCAATACGATGGACAACCAAAAGGAAGAAGTACAGCCAGTCAGGTTGAAAATCAAGCAATCGACAATGAAATTTATAAAAAAGATTGCGCTATGATTGAAGAGGCGGCAATCAGGACTAATCCGGAAATATGGAAATACATATTGAAATCAGTCACACTGGGGCTTTCTTACGAAGATATAGAATACGATGAGGAACGTGGAAAGATTCCGATGTGCAGAAGAGATTTTTATGGAAACCGGAAAAAATTTTACGCAATTTTAAATGAATTAAAAATGGACCACAAATTGACCGTGATTCCATGATATTATGATATTGGGTTAAGTGGGAAAAACATGAAAACTCGAAGCGGCAGCAGGACATATACCCTATAAAACTTCTTAGAATGATAAAATCCTTGGTAGAAATACTGGGGATTTTATTTGCATATTTGGAAGGTGATTGAAGATGGAATGGAATCAAAAAGTGAATCATGAAATGAATTTCTCAGAAAATAAGCAGTTAAGACACCCAATTATTCAGAAACATAAAAAGTTATTGGAGAGGTTATCGGATGCAAGAGTGATTTGCGTATTACACACCGAACCAAACGAGTTCGCTTTACTGGAATGCTGTGACGGATATTATAGTTATGATCTGAAGCAGAAAGATTGTTTGGAACTGTCGGAGATATTTAAGGAGATTGCAGCAGCAATATGCCCCACTCTTTATCAAAACGAATAAAAACATTAAAAAGGCATCCCATTGGGGTGCTTTTCCCATGCAAAAATATAACCAGATAGGAAGGTGAGGTGATGGCAAACTATGAAAACATAAAAGACGCAAATTCGAAACGAACTCCGAGCGAACGCCGAGAAATTGCCAGAATTGCTGGTAAAGCATCTGGAAAGGCAAGACGCCGAAAAGCTAACATGAGGGAGACTGCCAACCGCCTTTTGACGATGGTGGGTGAAGTGGAAGGACTATCAGATATCCTCCGGGCAGACGGTGGAGAAAGCACGTATGAAGAAATCATAACTATGGCAATGATCCAAAAGGCTGCTATGGGAGATGTAAAGGCTTATGAAGCCCTGAAGTCTACGGTAGGTCAAACAGATAAGTCGGATGCTGATCTTGAAGAACAACGAATCAGAACAGACAGGGCGAAGCGGGCAAGGGATCAGGAAGTAGGAGATACGGATTCGGGAGATGAAAATATACAGTCTTTCCTGAAAGCTTTGAATCCTTCCGAAGAGGAACTACAGAATTTGTTCACAGAAGAGGAAAATGAGGAGAAAGAAAATGGCGAAGAAAAAGAAGAGACCGGCAATATTTAGATTCGCCCCATTTTCCGAACAACAAAGAAGACTGATCCATTGGTGGAGACCGATGGTAAAAGCATCGGAAAATAATTTTGTAATTGCAGATGGATCCATACGATCAGGGAAGACCATCGCTTGTATTATAGGCTTTTTAACTTGGTCACAATCTACATTTTCTGGACAATCTTTCATTATTGCAGGAAAGACCATGGGAGCTTTGAAGAAAAATGTGATCCGCCCTATGTTACAGATTCTGGAAGCATGGGGATGGCCATATGAATACATACGGTCTGGAACGGATGCAAGGCTGGAAGTAGGGTCGAACACCTATTATTTGTATGGTGCAAACACGGAAGCAAGTCAGGATGCGCTGCAAGGGCTTACGGCAGCAGGCGCTTATCTGGATGAGGCGGCGCTGTTCCCGCGATCTTTCATAGATCAGGCAGTGGGGCGCTGCTCTGTAGATGGATGGAAATTCTGGATGAACTGCAACCCGGCAGGTCCACATCACTTTATCAAAGAAGAATTTCTTAATCCGGAAGAGATGCGGAAAAAGAAGGTGTACCATCTGCATTTTACCATGGATGACAACCTTTCCATCTCCCAGAAGAGAAAGGAAGAGTATAAAAATGCATGGCCACATGGCAGTGTATTTTATAAACGGTTCATCTTGGGGCAGTGGGTGGCAGCAGACGGGCTCATTTACCAGCAGTTTGCCGATAACGTGAAAAAATACCTCATAAACGAGGAAGACTTAAAAGAGTATAACATCATGTATGCAGTGATAGGAGTCGATTTTGGAGGAACAAAGTCGGCTCATTCTTTTACTCTTACCGGTTTTACGAAAGGATATCAGCAAGTAGTGGTGCTGGATGAGTATTACTGCAAGAAAAGGATTGATCCGAAGCATCTGCAGGATGACTTTATCGACTTTGTAAAAAGAGCGCAGGCAAAATATAAAGTGTTCGAAGCTTATTGCGACAGTGCAGAACAGACTTTGATCAGTGGACTGGAATCAGCTTGTATTCAAAAGGGTGTGCGGATAGAACTCAGGAATGCGATCAAGGGACCGATCAACGACCGGATCGCATTTTATAATAGCCTGATATCTCAGAACAGGTGGAAGATCATGGAGCATTGCAAACATATCAGAGAGGCGTTTGAACAGGCGGTGTATGACGACAAGAAACCGAATCAGGATGTGAGACTGGACGATGGGATCATGAATGTGGATTCTTTGGATTCTACAGAATATTCTACGGAATCTGTACAGAACGATATCCTGTATATTGCGGCATAAAGGAGAGTAAATGGATAGTAAAGTAACGATTCAACAGTATCTTACTGGTTTGGGGTATAATCCGCCGGTAGAAAAGACGTACAGCAAGATTGCGGAGTGGCAGGAATGGTACCAAAATGATGTGAAAAAATTCCATAAGTATTTTATTTATGATGGTGTTAAAACGAAGGAAGAAGAGCGTTACCGCCTGGGGATGGCGAAGAAAGTGTGTGAAGACTGGGCGAATCTGATCCTGAATGAGAAGGTTTCCATCAAGGCGGGAGCCTATGAGAAGCGCTTGAATGAGATTCTGGAGGAGAATAATTTCCGCGTCCGGGGCAACCAGCTGATAGAATTGACTTTTGCACTGGGGACGGGAGCCTTTGTGGAATACAAAGACCATGATAAGGTGGTCATTGATTTTGTACGGGCGGATATGATCTATCCGATCAGTTATGAAAATAACGATGTAACAGAATGTGCTTTTGGCAGTTACCGGAATTATAAAGGGAAGGAATGTATTTATCTGCAGATTCACCGTCTGGGTAGAGGTGAAGGGGAGAGAGAAAACCTTTATTACATTGAGAACAAATACGTGGACATCAATTCCGGGCAGGGGTTGGAGCTTCCGGAAGGGCTGTTGGAGCTCGTCCCTACGAATTCAGAAGAACCCCTCTTTCAGATTCTGGTCCCGAATATGGTGAATAATATCGATCTGGACAGCCCGATGGGAATTTCTGTATTTGCCAATGCCGTTGACGAGATCAAGGGATGTGATCTGGTTTTTGACAGCTATATGAATGAATTTGTTCTTGGGCGGAAGCGGGTTCTTGTCCCGATATCACTGGCAAAAATGGAACTGGACAAACTGGAAGAAACCGGTACGCCGGTTCCCAAATTCGACCCGGCGCAGACGGTATTTTACCAGATGCCTGCGGACAGGAACGGTGATCTGAAACCAACGGCTATTGATATGTCAATCCGGGCGTCTGACCATGAGCTGGGAATGCAGAGAGCACTGGATCTTTGCAGCTTTAAATGCGGCTTGGGAACGAGACGTTATCAGTTTTCCTCTTCCGGAATTAAAACAGCTACGGAAGTAATTTCCGATAAATCAGATCTGTTCCAGAATCTGAAGAAGAATGAAATTGCAGTGAAGGCAGCAATCATCCGGATGGTGAGAGCTGTTTCTTTTTTGGATAAAAACGGCAGGGTAGAGGCTACGGTGGATTTTGATGATTCCATCATTGAGGACACAAATACAACCATAGACAGAAATGTGAAGCTGGTAAATGCCGGATTAAGGTCGAAGAAAACGGCGATCATGGAGATCAATAAATGTTCTGAGCAAGAGGCAGAGAAAGAGCTCCAGGAGATCGCGGAAGAAAGCCAGATCAATGGAGCCGGTATAGACTGGTATGGTCAGGAGGGCGAAGATGAACAGGAATCGGAGAATGATACACCCAAAGAGAAAAAGGAACAGGCGAAGAAAGAGATGTCTGTTGAGAAGGGCGATACACCGGGCAGGGAAAAGGGCTTTGTCAGCCGTTAGGAGAATGATGCATTATGTTAAAAAAATCAGAAAAACAGGAATTTTCTGATCCGGGAGTACAGATATATAGCGATCTGGAAACGCTGCTCATGCAGAATATCATCCGGCATGTAACGAACTATGACCAGCTGATTGACAGTGATACATGGCTGATGCAGAAACTGGCGGAAATTGGAAAACTGAACCGGGAAAACATGAAAATCATCGCGAAAACAGCAGGATTAAGCAGGACCGCAGTAGAGCGTATGCTGGAAGAGGTCGCAGACCTTGTTATGGAGAGGGTTGAACCAGATCTGTATGAAATCGAAAGGAAAGGGATTTTGGATCAGACGATACCTGCGAAAAAGAGTAAAAACGTAAAAGCAGCAGTCCAGGCAATTCAAAAACAGGCATTGGATTCTTTGAATGTCTGTAATACCACTATGCTGTATATGGCAAGGGACGCTTATACGAGACTGGTGCAGCAGACAGCAGAAAAAGCAGAAGAGATTGCCAATAAGCAGGAGTTTTTGGATATCTTAGGGAAACATGCGACTGCCCAGATCATCGGGGCAGAATCCCGGCAGCAGGCAATCCGGGACACGATCAAGGAGTTTAATGAAAAAGGGATTCCAGCATTTGTGGATAAGCGCGGGAGGGAATGGACTCCGGAAGCATATGTGGCAATGACCCTGCGGGCAACAGCAGGGAATACAGCCACGGAAGCAATGTTTGCCAGAATGGAAGATCGGGGATTGTCTTTGGTTCAGGTGAGCGAACATCCCGGAGCCCGTCCAAAATGCGCAAAAGATCAGGGGAAAATCTTTGATCGAAATAATAACCGCGGGACTACGACAGATCTTCATGGAAAACAGATCCCTTTTTATCCATTAAAAGAATCCTCGTATGGAGAACCGGATGGACTGTTTGGTATTAATTGCGGGCATCACGGTGTCCCCTTTATTCCGGGAGTGTCAAGACAGCGGTACCGGCCTACGAAAGACCTGGAAGAAAATGATAAGCTGTATAAGAAAATACAGACCCAGAGGAGCATGGAAAGGGAAATCCGGAAACAGAAACGGTTATGCTCTTTGTACGATAAAGCGGGGGAGGAGGAAGCTTTTGAAAAGGCAGCAGTAAAGTTAAAAGAGAAAGAAATGCAGCTTACTCAGTACCTGGAAAAGAATAATAGTCTGGTCCGCAGGAGAGATCGGGAGCAGGTTGTTGGGTTTGAACGTGGAGTAAGTGCCAGAGCTGTTGCAGTCAATAAATCCTATACAAAAGCTATGAAAACTGATACAATACCATTAAAGGATGTTGTTATCCATAAGAGTGTAGGGGCAAAATATAAGAACTACAAAGTAGTGGATAAAACAACGGGTGTGGAATATGAATTTGTACCAGGAACCAGGATACAAAATGCAGAAGTTTTTGCAGGAAAAGGAACAAAACATCCGCTGCATGAGGGTGTTGCGGAAGGTCTGACTTCCGAATTTGGCGGAACGCCATCGAAGTGGCAGCATGCGAAAGGTTTTGGAGTGTTAGAAGATCCGGATACCGGAGAAGAATGGGGTGCAGAAGTACACTGGTTCCAAGAGGAAACTGTTGGCAAGGTGAAATTCAAAGTAAAGGAATGGTTAGATGATGAAAGTTAAATACTTAGGAAAAACAGAATTTCTCGTGTTGACGAATGGAAAAACATATGATGTTGTGTCAGTGGAAAAAGGATGGTATAGAATAGTAGATGATTCAGGAGAAGACTACCTGTATCCACCAAAATATTTTGAAATCGTAGAAAAATAAACCACCAGTCAGAAATGGCCGGTGGTATTTTTATATCCATTTTAAGAAAGGAAAGGTAAAAAGATATGAAAAAAGCAATGTTAAGCCAGCCGATGGCAGGAAAAACAGATGAGGAGATTAAAGAAACCAGAGAAAGAGCCATAAAGTTTCTGGAATCACTTGATTATGAAGTTGTAAATACACTGTTCACAGATGAGTGGTATAGCGAAGAAAGTATGAAAGAACGAGGAGTAGCAAATAGACCACTTTGTTTTTTGGCGAAGTCTCTGGAAAATATGTCCTTATGCCATGCAGCACTTTTCTGCAAAGGCTGGGAAAAGACCAGAGGATGCAGAATTGAACATGATGCAGCAGTTGCGTATGGACTGGATGTGATCTACGAAGAATGATTGAGAAATATACGATAAGCAAAGATACGGATATGATGGCTCCCAGGTGACTGGCAGAATGTATTGATTGTAAGACCGCTATGGCGTTAAGGACGGAGCAGTAAAGCTGAAAGGGGTGAAAATAAATGGCAGGACAGCGAAAATCGGTGACACGGTTTGTTTTGATGGTAAGCGGGTATCCGTAGGAAAGAGGTGATCCGGTATATCTCCCTTTAAGACACAGGGTTAGGTGTCTTATTTTTATGCCATTGAATACGGGTTGGCATCCGGAATACATAGCCGTACGGGCTTAAAACGGAGGAGAAAACCTATGTATAAAATCATGAATAACCCTTACATCAGACAACCATTCTTTGCGGCGGATGATGGCGGTGCGGGAGGCACCGGTGGAGACGGCAACCAGGAGGAAAACGCTGGGGGTGACGACCCGGACGGAGAAGATCCGGACGAAGACGGGGAATCTGAGAAAAAATACACGCAGGCAGAAGTAGACGCCACCGTGGAAAAACGCCTTGCCAGAGAAAAAAGAAAGTGGCAGCGTTCTCAGAAGGAACAGGAAAAACAGGAAGAAGATAAAAAAGAAAAAGCGGAAGACGGTGAAGGACCAGATAAGGAAGAGTTAAAGAAGGAACGGAGCCGTAACCAGAAACTGACGATGCGGCTTGCCTGTTATGAAGCGGGTGTACCGAAAGATTCTGTAAAAGACGTGACTGCGCTCGCGAAGTCCTACATGGAAGAAGATGAGGATCTGGATTTTGAAGATGCGATTGAAAAAGTGTTGAAGAAGTATCCTCAGTTCAAAGGCGAAGAAGGCAGTGAGAAAGGCAGCTGGGGACAGCGGCAGAAGGGAAAGGGCGCAAAGACGGAAAAGAGTCTGGAAGATGAAATTACCGCAGCGTTATACAGAGAATAGAAAGGATGATGAAAAATGGCACAGTTTACCTTAGATGATGCAAAGAAACTCTCTCAGAGCAAGCTTACCAACCACGTGATCGACGAATTCCGAAAATCCCCCTTGATGGATGCCATGGTATTTGATGATTGCGTAAAACCACAGGGAGGAAATTCCCTGACGTATGTTTATAACAGGGTATCCACATATCCTACGGCGGAAGGTAGAGAGATCAATCAAGAATATGTCACGAAGGATGTGGCAAAAACGGAGCAGATCACCACGAACCTCAAGGTTTTCGGCGGAGCCTTCGATTTGGATCGTGTATTAATCAATAACGAGAAGCAGGTGGTCACAAATCAGCTGGTATTCCAGATGGATCAGAAGATCAAAGCAGTTCGCGCACTGTTTAACGACTGGTTTGTGAATGGCGACAGCACAACAGATCAAAAAGCTTTTGACGGCCTGAACAAGGCGATAAAAGACACGAATACAGATCACACATTAAAGACGGTACTGGATATGTCTTCTGCGGAAGCGATAGAAAAGAATTGGAAAGCATTCTTGTATTACATCCGGCAGACTTTGAAATTAATGGACGGAACACCAGATATCATGGTAGTAAATGATGATATGTTTGCGGTGTTCCAGACAGTAGCTGACTATTCCGCCCAGTTTACAGCTACAAAGAGTGATCTGGGATCTGAGATCGTTACGTATGGAAATACAAAAATCATGAAGATGGGGGATAAACCAGGAAAATCAAAACAGATCATTGAGACCAGCGAAGAGGATGGTACTTCTCCGATCTATTTTGCACGTCTGGGCCTGGATGGAGTCCATGCAGGCCCAGACGTGCAAAATAGATCGGAGAAGTAAGCGCCGAAGACGTATCTTCCAAACCTTTCCCTTCCGGGAGCGGTAAAGACCGGAGAAGTGGAGATGATCGCCGCTATGACCGTGAAAGCAACAAAAAGCGCTGCTGTTTTACGGGGCATTAAGGTGGCGCCTGCAGCAAGTGAAATGTAGAGGAATACAGAATGGAATATGTAGACCGGGAATATTATGACAGTGTTTTCAAAGGGGAACCCATTGCAAAGGATGAGTTCCCTTTCCTTTTAGGAAGAGCTTCAGAGATTGTGGAAGAGATGTGTATGTATCGGATACTTCCAGAAAAGATGGAAACATACGGAACGTTTATACAGGAGAGGGTAAAGAAAGCAATCTGCGCCCAGATAGAATATCTGGATGCCAATGGAGGAAGCGATCTGGATACCGGGGCAAGCCTGCAAAGTGCGAGCTTGGGAAAATTCAGTTATTCCGGTACTTCCGATGGAAATACACAAAGTCTTTATGCTCCCAGGGCAATGCGTATTTTAGCCCCTACAGGGCTTTTGTACCGTGGAGGTGATTAAGATTGAAGGCAATTCCAAAATCGATGTTACAGCAGGAAGGAAGGCTCATGGGGACGATTACAGACGGCTGGACGACATCAGAACCGGAAATTTTGGCAGAGCTTAAAAATATCAGGATCGAGCCGTCCAGTAAAGTAATCAGAGATAAAAACAACGTGGAATGGCAGCTGGCAGCGGTGTTGTTTTTTGACTGTAAAAACAGCAGCCCGAAAGGAACAGTTTTCCATGAAGATCAGGTGGTGGATTTTCAGGGGGAAAGGTTCCGGATCATTTCGGTGGAGCCGCTTTATGATAAGCGCCGGCTGCATCATTACGAGATAGGAATGGTGAGATATGCCGGTAAAAGTAAAGGTTGAGATCCATAAACCTCGGGCAATGGCAAAGATCAGGGCAGCAGGAGATCAAGGGCTTACCGATGTACGGGATGAGATCATTGACGATATCAACCATTATGTTCCTGTAAGCGGCGGCACTCCCCAGAATGGCGGAGGGGGAGATTTACGGCGCAGTGCAGAGATTCATTCTGACCAGCAGGCAAAGGATGGGAGCTTAAAAGTTCGTTGGGATACCCCTTATGCCCAGTACCAGCATGAAGGAAAAGTGATGCATGGAACCCCAAAGACAAGAACCTATGGACCGGAACAGCTGAAATATACGGAACCTATGGCGAGAAAAGAATGGGAACAGTATGCAGAGCGGAAACATGGTGCAGACTGGAGCCTTGCGATCGAAGAAGCTATGAAAAGTCATATGCGGTAGAAAGGACAAAGATGGAAGAATTGTTATTAAATATCCAGAAAATCTGTAAAGAAGATCTGGAATTGGATGTGAATCTGTCGGAATTGAAAAGTGATGGAGGAATTTATGCGGAATTAGGACCTGTACTGACAAAAAGATATGTCCGCATGGCGGGAGAAGTCCAGAGGGCGCCAGTCCTTTTTATGTGCAAATCCTCCATGGAGCCGGAGTGTATCCGTACTTTGAACAGTATATGTAACCATCTCAGACGGTTTAAGCGGAAACTGGAGGGAGAAGGCTGCCGGGTACGGACGGTGGAAACAGAATCAGCTCCACACAAAACAGGGAGAGCAGAAGATCTGCAGGTGGTGTATTCCTGCATCCTTCAGATTGAAATTTATTGAAAAGGAGATAAGAGAAATGAAGTTAAGTGTATTAATGACAGGTTATACCCCGAATCCCGCTTATGAGGGATTTGCTACAAATGATGATTATGTGCTGGCGATCAATACAGGAGAGGCTGCGAAAATCGGGGATTATGAAGTTGTAGAAGTAGGAGTATCCGGATTAGATTCGCAGATGAATCCGATCACGCAGGATAAAACATATATCCGCGCCGGACAGTCCACAATGAAAACAGGTACACAAAGAAGCTTTAAAGTTTCCGGAGATCGTTATGTGGGTGATCCTGCCCAGGATTTTATGCTTGCCCACAAGATGAAATACGGTACAGGAAATGGAGTGGTGACAGATTATGTGTATTTTTGCCTGTTGAATGGAAAGGGAGAGAAAGGAAAAGTTTCCATTATTGTGAATTCAGACGGATCTGGAAATGCAGGAGAATCTTCAGCGGTAGATATTGAACTGAAAAAATCAGGCAGTATCCCAACAGAATATACATACGCAGCCGAAGAACCGTAAAGAAAGGAAAAACAGATGAAAGGGAAAGTAGCAGGAGTACAGGTGGAATTAGACCGTCTCACAAATCCAATTACGGCAAAGCATTACGAAGAAAGTATTGAAGAAGTTATGAAAAAAATTCATGAGTCCAGGGATTGTGAGGACGGAGCAGAGGGCATGGAAAAACAGTGCCAGGCAATCAGAGAGGCGCTTATTAAAATCTTTGGAGAGGAAAAAGCAACACAGATGATCGGGACGAAAGAAGAAGAAACACTAATTCGAAGCCTGGATGCATTTGAGGATTACGTAAATCTTTATCCAAAGCAGGTTACACCTATGATAGAGAAACGGGCAGAAAAGTATGATATTGCTCGTTTGAATGGACGTTAATATCATCCTGGACTGGCTGCCAAAAACCGTGATAGTAAGAGGTGTGGAATATCAGATACGATCTGATTTCCGTACCTCTATTTTGTTTGAAACCATGATGCGCAGCAATTTGAGCAGTTGGGAGAAGTTAAATCAGATACTAAGAATATATTATCCAGTTATTCCTTCCGACAGACAGGAGGCTATACAAAAAGCACTCTGGTTTTATAACTGTGGAAAAGAAAAGAACCTGGAAGCAGAAAAAAATAAAACCAGGGAAAAATTCAGGAAAGATAGAGTGTCATACAGTTTCGAACAGGATGCACCCTATATTTATGCTGCATTTATGGAAGTTTATAAAATAAATTTACAGCGTATCCCGAGTAAAGAACTCCATTGGTGGGAATTTGTCGCACTGTTTGACTCACTTCCGGATGATTGCAAGATCCGGAAAATCATGTACTGGCGCACTTGTGATACCAGTGGGATGCCGAGAAAAGAAGTGCAGCGGATCAATGAACTCAGGAAGATTTACGAGCTGAAGGATGATGCATCGGTGCAGGCGAAAGTAACGCTTGCTCAAAGAAATCAGAAAATGCAGGAATATGTGAAACGAAGGTTTCAGGAGGTGAATGGCAGTGGGGTACAGTAAAGATGGCAGTATAGAGATAGATGTATCCTTGAATATGGATCAGATAGACCGGGATTTTGACCAGCTCGTGAAAACGGCAAAGGCAAGTGTGAAATCGGTGGTCAAGGTATCTGCTGATGTTGCCACTGCCATGGAAGAAACCGGTACAGGTGCAAGGCAGGCAGGACAGGAGATCGAAAAAGCGTCAAAGGGAATGGAAACTTCTCTGGAAAAAGCAGAAGAGAGTGCAGCAGGATTAAAAAAAGAGACGCAGGGACTGGGGGAAGAAGCAGAAAAAACCAGCAGAGAGCAGGAAGATCTGGGAGATCAAACAGAAAAGACCAGACAGACAGTAGACAAATCCAGAGAATCCTTTTTACATTGGGGAGATGTGGCGAAGGCATCTGTAAAAGGTGTGGCGATAGTGGCAGGCACACTCTTTGCAGCTATGGGCGCCGGGGCAGGAGCGGCCACAAGCTTTGGTACAGAGTACCAGAAAGCTTCCAATCATATCCAGTCATCGACAGGAGCTACCAAAGAAGAGATGGAAAGCTTAAAAAATGTGATGTCTGATGTCTACGCCAATAATTTTGGTGAGGATATGAATGATGTGGCGGACGCTGTTGCCAATGTAAAAAGGAATATCGGCGGTACCGATGAAGAGATACGGGATGCCACAGAGGCGGCATTGGGCTTCCGAGATGCGTTTGGGTACGAAGTACAGGAATCTACAAGAGCGGCTAAGGCTTTGATGGATAATTTTGGGATCAGCGCCAAAGATGCTTATGATCTGATGGCAAAAGGAGCCCAGAATGGATTGGACTATTCCGGCGAATTGATCGATAACATCAATGAGTATTCGGTGCAGTTCGGGAAAGCGGGGCTTTCCGCAGAGGATATGTTCAACATTATGCAGTCCGGCGCAGAATCCGGGGCATGGAACCTGGATAAGATCGGCGATGCGGTGAAAGAGCTGAACATTCGCCTGGTAGATGGTTCTGATACAACAGCGGCAGGACTGGAAGCGATCGGAATGAATGCAGATGAAGTGGCAAAGAAAATGTCCCAAGGCGGTGATACGGCAAGGGAAACTTACCGAAAGGTGATCCAAAGCCTTTCGGAGATGGATGATAAGCAGGCGCAGAACATTGCAGGCGTCAATCTGTTTGGAACCATGTGGGAAGATCTGGGACCGGAAGTAATATCTCATCTGGCGGATGTGGATGGGGCATACAGCAAAGCGAAAGGAACCATGGAAGAGATCAATAAGGTGCAATACGATGACGCCGGCGCAGCTTTGGAAACATTGAAGAGGAAAGCGGAAACTTCCCTGCTTCTTCCGATCTCAGAAGATATCATGCCTGCAGTGTCGGCAGCTACAAATGCTGCGATAGGATACATGGAACAGCTGGCGGCTGCCTATGAAACGGAAGGTGTTAATGGTCTTGTAGAGGAAGCCGGGGAGATCTTTGCAGATATTGCCACGAATGCGGCGGAAAAAGCGCCGGAGATGGTAAATGTAGCGGCAGATTTTATAGAACAGATGGTTTCTGGGTTTAAAAAGAACAACCAACGTCTTACGAAAGCTGGTGCAGATATGGTGAAAGCGATTGCAGGGGCAGCGGTCAAAATGCTACCGAAGGAATTACAGGAGCCGGTAGAAGATGCAGTGGATGATCTGGTAGACAGTCTTACTGGAGGGGGGATAAAAAACGGGTTAAAAACTTTCGGAAGAATGTTTGAAAATGGTTTTAAGGTAGTGACGAAAGTAACAAAGGCAGTTTTACCCCCGTTTGTAAAAATAGTGGATAAGACGGCAGACCATCTGGATGTTTTGATTCCCCTTGTGGCTGCAGGGGCAACAGCATTTAAAACCTATAGCATTGTTTCTTCCGTAACAGATAACATGAAAAAATTATCTACAGTAACTGCCACACTCACTGCGTTGGAACAGGCAAATGCTTTACAGACGGCAGCCGCTACAGGCGCATTGGGATTAAAGGAGGTTGCCGTGGGTCTTGTTACGGGAAAGATCACACTGGCAACAGCGGCTACAACAGCATGGAATGCCGTAATGAATGCCAATCCCATAGGATTGCTGGTTACAGGGGTAGTTGCCGCCGGTGCGGCGCTGGCGACGTATTGTCTTGTTACGGATGAGGGAGCGGAGAAGACCGGTCAGTTATCTCAGGCAGAACAGGAACTGAAGGAGAAGGTGGACGCTCAGTATGAGTCTTACCAGAAACTTCGGGAAGAAAGGGAACAGCAATTTAGTAAGATCCAAACCGAATATGCCAATACGCAGGCATTAGCGGATGAATTAGAGACGATCGTAGATGAAAATGGAAAGATCAAATCCGGATACGAGGATCGTGCGGCGGTTATTACCGGACTGCTCAGCGAAGCCTTAGGCATTGAGATTGAGATCACAGATGGAGTGATCCAAAAATATGAAGAATTACAAGATTCCATCGATGAAGTGATTTTAAAGAAAAAGGCAGAAGCAGTGCAGAGCGCCATGCAGGCCGGTTATGAGGAAGCTATCAATGGGCAGACAGAAGCCTATATAAACTATGCGGAAGCCCAGAAAAATGTAGAGAAGACAACGGAAGAATTAAGGAAAGCCCAGGAAAAGCAGCAGGAGATTCAAGATAAAATAGATACATCATCGTCCAGAGCGGCTTTTGTGGAATATGGGAATGAATTGCAGGAGGCAAAAAAAGCGGTCAGCCAGTTAGAAGAAAAACAGAAGAGCCAGCAGGATACGCTTCGAAAGAATGAGGACACGTATATAGGTTATGTTACAACGATCGAAAATTATGAAGGGATCGTTGGTGCGATCGCATCCGGAGAAGCGGATCAGCTTGAAGAGGCTTCATTGAGGGCGCTCAATAGCTTTATCACGGCGGAAAGCGGCACGAAGGAAAGTCTGGAAAAGCAGGTTGCTCATATGAAGAAAAATTATGAGGAACTGAAGAAGGCGGTAGAAGACGGAGCTCCGGGAGTTACCAAGGAATCAGTGAAAGAAATGAAAAAACTGGTCGATCTTTCGGAAAAAGAACTGGAAAAGTTTGAAAGTAAGGCAAGAAAGCAGGGAGAAAAAGGTGGAAAAGCTTATGGTTCAGGAACTGCTTCTAAGGAAGGGGATGCCAAAACAGCAGGAAACCGGCTTGCCGCAGCTGCCAGCGTTGCGATGGGAGCGGCTGATACAGCGAGTGTTGGCGCACAGGTAGGATTAAAATATTCTTCTGGAATTTCCGGTAAGAAAGGAAATTCCCAAAATGCAGGAAATCAGCTCGCCACGGCTGCCAGCGTTGCAATGGGCGCAGCGGATGCAGCAAGTGTCGGAGCGCAGGTGGGAATGAAATATTCTTCTGGAATTTCCAGCAAGAAAGGAAATTCCCAAAGCGCAGGAAATTTGATTGCTACGGCTGCCCGGGCAGGAGCGAATGTAGATAGCTCTGATCTGGGAAAAAACTTCGGGCAGGGGTATGCAAATGGAATTACTGCCAAAGTAGGAGCGGCGGCAGCCGCAGGGGCGCAAATAGCTGCAAGTGCATTAGCAGCAGTCAAAAGAACTCAGAATTCCAATTCCCCTTCTAAAAAGACGGATAAACTTGGCCAGGACTTCGATCGGGGATACATTAATGCCATTGTCAGACTGACATCTAAAGCAGTTACAGCGGCGGGAAACATGGGAAAAAGATCCGTACAGGCGCTTCGGGAGCAAATGGAGCCAGTAGCCATGGAATTTGATGTGGAATCTACGGTACGAGAGGCGGAAATGCTTGTAAATGCCAGGATCGCATCCTACGCAGAGCCCAGATATCAAAAAGATTCCAGAACATCTCAAAGCAATCAGAAGAAAGAGGGAGACGTCCATCAAACGATCAATATTTACGGGGACACCAAAAGTCCGGTGCAAATATCCAGAGCTTTAAGAAAAGAAGGAAGGAGGCTGGCTTTTCAAAAATGACAGAGCAGATTGTTTTTACATTTCAGAGTAATGGTAAGAGTCTTTCTATCGATGAACCAGAATACGATATTTTGAATTACGAGGGACTGGAGGCTACGGATTACGAACTGGAAGAACAGACAAATATCAATGGAATTGGGGCAACTAAAAAGCGGATGAAACTTCTTCCCCGTCCTATTTCCCTGGAATTTGATTATATAGGCAGGGAAGAAAATAAATCCCGAATCCGTCAGGAACTAATCAGCTTCTTTTCTCCTTTTCGGGGCGGGGAGCTGACGGTGAATTATCTGGGGGTAGAAAGAAAAATCAAGTATGAGGTCACCGGTTTTTTTGTAAATAGTAAGCTATTGACAGAACCATTAAGCTGTTTGCTGGAACTAAGCTGTATGGACCCCATGTTTAATGATATCCTCCAATCCAGTGAGCAGATCTCCACCTGGGTAGGCGGCTGGTCATTTCCATTCACCCTTCCTTTCCAGTTAAAGGAACGGGGGGAACCCCGGACAAACATTATCAATTCCGGGCATGTAGAGACGCCCATTCAGGTGGAATTCCATGGACCGGCAAAGAAACCCTACATAAAAAATCTGACCACTGGGAAGATTATCCAGATCGAGGCAGATCTGAACAGTAATCAGACCTTATATGTAGATACGACATTCGGGAAGAATACGGTGGAGATCGAGGAAAATGGAGCAAGGACGGACGTATCCCAGCTAATCTCCGTAGAGTCCCGTTTCTGGAGACTGCAGGTAGGAGACAACATGGTGGAATATGGGGCAGAGGATGCGTTACAGGATAATAACGTGGTGATCCGGTATCATAACCGGTATCTGGGCGTATAAGGTGGTGAGAAAATGCAAAAAAGTTGGTTTTTTAATAACGGGCAGAAATACGGGCAGGAGGAACTGCGGAAATATTTTACCCACATTTACCGGAACGGGGTCAGTCTGGATGAATCGGGGGCGATGGAACTGCAGGTAAGTGTTTCTGGATCTCAGGTGACGGTGTCTCCTGGGTTTGCTATTATTGGAGGGTTTGCTTATGAAAGTGACCTTCCTATCCAGATAACAATAACACCGGACTCAAACTTTGAAAGGATTGACCGGATGGTACTGAAAATGGATATTGCAGCTATGGAAATTCGTTTGTACAGAAAGCCAGGGATAGCAGCCAGCTCTCCGCAACCGCCACAGCTTCAAAGGGACGGTATTGTGCATGAATTATCTTTGGCACAGGTGAAGGTGTCTGCATCGGGGAAATTGACTGTAGTTGATGAACGTGCAGACCAGAAGTTGTGTGGTGCGATTCGCCCCCGGAATCTGGCAGAGCTGGAAACCATGCTGAAGGAATACCAGCGGCGTTTTGAGGAATGGTTTAATGCTCAGCAGGCAAAAGGTTGGAGAAACATTTATATCCAGGAGAATGACCCGGAAGGGGCGGTGGATGGAAGCCTATGGATGTAGAGGTAAAAACGATCCGGTTTTATGATCCGGATCTGAATTTTTTGAAAGAGATGGACGAGTTCAGTGGGGCAATCTACCGGTCTAAGTGGCACACTTACGGGAGTTTTGAATTTTTCTTTTCAGAGAGGCTGCCCTGTATGGAAAAGGATAACCTTGTGATCTTTGATTATGATACGAGGAAAAACGGTATCATCAAGCATATCAACTGTACAGAAGAGGGCGTTACCCTGAAAGGGTACTCCCTTCCCTGGATGCTCACCGGACGGCTTGCACTCCCTCCGGCAGGAAAAGAGTATGACGTTTTGTCTGGCAGTTATGAGGATTGTATTTATGCCCTAGTAGAACATAATGCGATCAGCCCTGCTGACCCCAAAAGGAAGCTACCCTTGTGGGAATGCCGGGAGAGTCTGCACCGGGGAGGGAACTGTAAGTATCAGGCAAGGCATACGGTTGTGATGGACTGCATCACGGAACTGTCGAAGGTCTCCGGTCTGGGAATTGGGGCAGAGATTGACCTGAAGAGAAAAAAGATCATTTTTGAGGTCAGGGAAGGAATAGACCGGACCGCACAGCAGAAGGAACGACCACACGTTATATTTTCCGATGTGCATGAAAATGTAAGCAACAGGGAATATACACTGGATGATACGGAAAGCAGGAATTGCGCTTACGTAGCCGGACAGGGGGAAGGAGCAGCCAGGGCAGTTATAACAGTAGGGAATGAATTTACAGGCCGTGACAGGATGGAAGTTTTTATTGACGCCAGAGACATTGAAGATATAGCCCAGCTTCCGGAACGGGGCAGAACGAAGCTGGCGGCCATGCTCCCCCGAGAAAGTTATACTTCTGAAGTTCTGGCCGGGTATAAAGCCAAATGGGATATTGGAGATTTTGTAACTGCATTGGATGAGGAATACGGCGTTACGTTGATGAAACAGATCTTAGAAGTAGAAGAGACTGTTGACGAAACGGGATATAGCGCAATACCGACACTGGGGATTCCGGAAAAGCAGATCGGGGAAACAGAAGGATTAGGCGGAACCGTAGAAAGCAGTGGCGGAGGCGGTGATATAACTTATATCCATACACACATGACTGCAGAAAAAGAGTGGGACATCCAGCACAATCTGAATAAATATCCGTCAGTGAGCGTGGTAGACAGTGCAGGAAATACGGTAATTGGAGAATGTGAGTATATAAGCAAAGATCGGTTGATCCTACGGTTCTCTGGAGGATTTTCCGGACACGCATATTTAAATTAGGAGGGGATTATGGATTTTTTAACAAATTTAAATCTACATCAAAATGAATTGCAAAATGCAAGAATACAGAATCTGGCAACAGCTCCGGCTAATCCAGTAGAAGGACAGATTTATTGTAATACAACAGAACATATCGTGTATGTGTATGTAAATGGCGCCTGGAAAAATATTATTTATACATACACTGGTGAAACATTTACGGCAGCATATAAGAAAAAAATAGAAGGGATTGCGGAAGGAGCCACAAAAGTAGAAGATTCTGCTACGAATGGGAATATTAAAATAAACGGACAAGAAGTAAATGTTTATACTCATCCTGGAAAAGGAACGAACCCACACGGAACAACGAAAAACGACCTTGGACTGAATAAAGTGGAAAATAAGTCTGCAGCAGATATTCTGGATGAATTGACAAAGGATAAAATTGTTGAAAAGCTGGGATTTGTACCAAAAGAGATAAAAGTAGGAGCAGACGGCGAAAAAGGAGCTGCTACAGGCAGTAAGATTCTTTACATTGCCACGGACACAAAGAAGATCTGGTTGGATAATGCCGAAGGTACATGGCTGCAGGTCGGAGGGCAGGACACCATTGCCTGGTCAAACGTAACCGGGAAACCGTCTGTATTTCCCCCACCTGTGGCAACAAAAACCCGGCTGGGTGGTATCAAAGTAGGAGAGAATCTGACAATTACAGAAGATGGGACTTTGAGTGCAGTGACTACCGGGGGAGACGGGACGAATGTTTACCTGGTAAAACAGCAGGTCTTTACGGCAACGGAAGGACAGACGGCATTTACCATCACAAACGGAAAATACAGGACCGGAGCAGGTTTGCTTTCGGTCTTTTTAGATGGAATAAAAGTCCGTTCCGATGCTTTGAAAGAGACAGGAAACACCTCGTTTCAGTTGGCAGCAGGTGTCCCGGCGGGTACTCAGGTGCTTGCGGAGTATGTACAGGTTATGGATGCAGAGCCTTACTTGTCACACGGGGCAGAACACGTGGAGGGTGCTGCGGATGCGATTCCAAATGCCACACCGACAACCGGAGGTTTACAGAGCGCTACAGATAAGAGAAAGTTAGATGGTATTGCTGAAGGAGCAAATAAGTACACGCATCCGACCTCAGACGGAAACAAGCACGTACCAGCGACAGGAACAACCAACAACGGGAAACTTCTGCAGGCAGGAAGTACAGCCGGTTCCTTGAACTGGGTATCTCCATCAAAAAGCATGGTAGGTCTTGAGAATGTTCCGAATGTCACCACAAACGATCAGACACCGACGTATACGCCGGCTGCATCTTTAACTGGCTTGACATCTGGCGAGAAAATTTCTATTGCATTTGGAAAGATTGCGAAAGCAATCACTGATCTGATCTCCCATATGGGGAACAAATCAAATCCTCACAGTGTCACAAAAAGTCAGGTAGGACTTGGCAATGTGGATAATACCTCAGATGCGAATAAGCCGGTTTCCGTTGCTCAGAAAGAGGCGCTGGATAAAAAGTTAGATAAAACATTAAAAGGTGCAGTAAATGGTCTGGCAGAGCTGGACAGCACAGGGAAAGTGCCGGCGGCACAGCTGCCATCCTACGTCGATGATGTTGTTGAGGGATATATGAGTGTTGGGAAGTTCTACAAAGAATCTACCCATGCAACGCTGATACCTGGTGAAAACGGAAAGATTTATATCGATCTGGCCACAGGAAAAACTTACCGCTGGTCTGGATCGGCTTTTGCAGTTATTTCAGAAACATTGGCATTGGGAGAAACTTCATCCACAGCTTACCGTGGAGATCGTGGAAAGACAGCTTACGATCACAGCCAGAAGGCTCACGCCCGTCCGGATGCTACCAAAACAGAGGATTCCGAAACAAACGGAAACATTAAGATTAATGGAGCGGAGGTAAATGTTTATAGTCACCCAACGAGCCATCCAGCATCTATGATTACGCAGGATACTACCCATAAGTTCGTGACAGATTCAGAAAAAAGCTCCTGGAACAGCAGAACAAAGAAATATGCGGCAGATATCGGGAACGGTACAGCAACAGAATTTACAGTAACACACAATTTGGGGACACAGGATGTTACGGTACTTTTAAGAGAAAAAGCAAGTCCGTTTAACCAAGTATTTTGTGATGTACAGATAGTAAGCACGACACAGATCAAGCTGCTGTTTGCTACAGCTCCAGCGGCGGGAGCATACCGGGTGGTTGTGACCGGATAGGAGGCAGTTATGAAACTGTTTGGAAAAGAATTTAAGTTTAATAATTTTGATGTATACCATAAAGGGAATAAGCCGACACCCCATGATATAGGAACTTATACGGAAACAGAGATTGACCAGAAAATCACTTCGGCCCAGGGAGTAAAGGTATTAGTATCCACAACTCAGCCTTCCGGGGCGAAAACAGGGGATGTATGGCTGTAGAAAGGAGAAAAAAATGGCAAATATAATCAAAAGAGCAATCAGAATTTTTAATGGAAAAGAATGGGATAAGTACCATCCGGAAACATCTGCAGATCAAGTGGTTTATACGAAACCAGATGGAACAGCATCGAATGTACAGAAAGAACTTACTGAACAAAACTCCGCTTTATCTAAAAAATCGAATACTGATCATCTGCATGATGGAAGATACTATACAGAATCAGAAGTTGATGAAAAAGTAAACGAAGTTAGATCTAAGA